GGCGGAAACATCTCTTTTCAAAGCTACGATTCTGGTGCCTGGGTGTCTTCTATAAATATTGACACGTCTGAAATCGTTTACATGCCCTCCGTAGCGGTGCACGATCTTGCGGCTGATGATAACGAAACGGCCCTGTATATCGATCCTGATGATGGAGAAATCGGATATAGCTCCTCAACGTCAGAATCGAAAGAAAACGAAACGGTGCTTTATCATGACGACACAAAATGGATATATGATTTAATGCCAAAATCGTTTAACCGGCGGATTGCAAATGCCGATGGAACATACTCCGATACAATCAGCGATAGAAAAGAACAGGGATTCATCGCTGAAGATGTTGCGCTGATAGCTCCAAGAGACACATGGTTTGAAGTTCCGGTGAAAGAAGAAGTAACAACGATTGAAGAATATGAAGCAAAAGAGCCCGAGATTGATGTAAACAACAATCCTATTTTAGATGAATATGGAGATCCAAAATTAATAACGGTAACCAAAACCAGAGAAGGGAAGGTTCTGCAAAACAAGGTTGATGAAGCTGGAAATATTGTTCGAAAAATTGGCGGCGTAAATGAGATCAAAATGATCCCCGCTATTGTGGCCGAATTGAAGCGACACGAGCTGTTAATACAACAATTAATTATTGAGAATACAGATCTTAAAAAACGAATCGTGACCCTTGAAGGTGAGTCTAAATAAAGGAATTGTTATTTTCGATACCAGCGAGATTGGGAATTTTAAATGCCGGACTGGGAATTTTTAGATACTGAGCAATCGGAGTTTATAGATACTGCCGACACAGAGTTTTTGGACTCTCAAACCGTTGATACGATTTATGGTTTATATATTGCCATACGGAACGGGGTTGCAGATGATGCGTATATCAAAGCCTGGTGTCAATCCAATTATGGATGGGATCACAAAGTTTATGCGGGTATTGATGATCGTAAGCCTCCCGGTAAAACGGATTGCCCCTACGTGTATTTATTTTATGAATCCAAACGGGCCGGATATCGTCTTGAGCAAAAAGAATACAACATCGGTGTTATTACAGAAATTTATAAAGAGGGCTACACCTCGGTTGCTGGTAAAGCCAACATCATCACCTATACCGGGATGCTTCACAATGAACTATTCCGGAAGCTGGTAGAGGTTGCCGTGATTTCTGCGATTAAGGGTTTTTTTGATGGTTATGCGGTCGATCAGTGTGACAGTGTGTACGAAGACAGTGAGCCGTATCCCTATTTCAGGACCTATATGGGCTTCTCGATCAATAGGGATTATTACCAGGGTTCGGATGTTTTTACATAAAAATTAAATAAAACGGAGGTAATAAAATGGCATACTCAAGTGCGCCTACTCATGGCAAAGTTGCCCGATTCGAAAAAAACAATGTGGCTATTGATTTTACGGATGGATGGAATATTAAATTTAATATTGAAATAGCCAATAAATCAAGGCAGGGGCAACATTGGAAAGAAGGACTTCCGGGACAGGCTTCATGGGGCGGGGACCTATCGGGTCAATTGGTTCTCGGAAATACGGAGCAAAAAGCCCTACTCGACAATCTGATCTCTGCCACGCCCGGTGCGTTATTGACCGATCTTAAACTGCTAATCAACGGAACCACCGAGGGGTGGGACGGGGATATGTATCTCACCGATTTAGCGGTAAGCGCTCCCCTTGGCGGCGTAGTTGATGTTAAGATTGATTTCGTTGGAGATGGCGCGCCCACATTATCCGATGCTCAATAAGGGGGTGAAAAATGGGATCTCCAGAAAGCCCGACCCATGGCAAATGGGCCAATATTTTCCGGCTGCGCCCCAATGGTTTTAAAGGCGACGGTCTCAATGACGTCACCTGGGGAACCGGCTTCTCAGGAGCGGCCACTTCATATTTTGAGGTAGTGATTGACGGCATCGGCGCTCCGGATACTTTTAAATGGCGGCAAGACGGCGGCGCATTTACCGAAGATGTGGCCATTACCGGTGCGGCGCAAACCCTTGCCGCAGGTCAGCAGATCACATTTACTGCAACAACCGGACATACCCTACTTGACCAGTGGATTATAGGTAACCTTAAAGATGAGCCCACGACCGAAGCCAGCGCATCCGCGCAGATTACCGATGCCACCCACAGGATTTTAAACCCCAATAATCCTCCAACGTTTACCGATAGCGGTGGGAAGAAAGTTCTTACCGTGGACAACGTTCGCGGTCAAGCCACGTTTTCAGGCAATGTTGCCAACGTAGACGTGGACGGGAATAACGGGTTTATCGTACAGGCCGGACTTGAACGGGTGGGATATCTCGTCGGCTGGGAATTCTCCTGGAATATAGATATGGCTGACGCATCACGCGTTCAGCAGCAATGGAAAAAAGCCATTCCGGGGCAAGCCGGCGGGGAAGGATCTGCCGATGCTATTTATATCGGGACTGATTCTTTTTTTGATGTAATTAAGAAAACTGCCGATGGCGTGCAGGATTATTTCTTCTTACAGTTATTCAATTATGATCCGGATAACGATCAAACCGGCGATCACTGGAATGTATGGGTGACATTCAAGGATTTAAGTATTTCCGCGCCGATAGGAGATATCATTAAAGAAAAGACCGGTTTCACCCTTCAGGGGTATCCGCTTTTTGTATCCAATGTATAAAGCAAACAAAAGGAGAATGACATGGCGAATTTACAAGATATTTTTAAAAACAAACGGGCATTGGCAGGAACTTTTGTATTTCATAATCCCTGGGAGATCGATCTTTATTGTGTAGATCCTCCCGAACTATCGGCGATGCTTCGGAGATCAAAATCGGATAAGTACGGCAAAAAAGCCGAAGGCGAATATTCCGACACAAAGTTATGGGCGGAGCTGGCGAAGAAGATCAGCGGATGGCGGGGATTAACTTATCACCTTCTATGCGGTCTAACCACCGCGGAACTACCGGAAAATGTAGATCCTGAATCTGAGATTGTTTTCAATGTTGAAAATGCGGAAACCATGTGCCGGGAAGTTTATGGTTTTGCCGCATTTATTATGGATACGGTTTCTGACATTGCTAAATTTCACGAACAGCAGCAGGAAATCGAAAGAAAAAACTTGCATGCTACACAAGGGAACGAATCAGTTTAGATGTCGATCCTTGTGTGGCCAAATGTGAAATTGCCGTAAGAGACGGATTTGAAAAGAATCCTTATGATTGCGAAAATTGCCGGTATACCGCCCTGATGCCGGAAAATCAATTTGCGATGGATGTGATCAATGAAATAGCTCCGGGACTATTCGATGGCTGGGGGGCGGTGAATGCTCAGCTTATTACAAGCGTTTTGGATGATTGGGAAATAATTGATCCGATAGAACGCAGGGAATTGAGAAGCAAAATCATGATTTATGTTAACGAAGTAAAAAAGAAGGTCGAGAAAAAGTAAGCGAGAAAAAGTAATGGCTGACCCTAAACTCAAATTTACGCTAACTGTTGATGACCAGGGATCTATTAAAATCAACCGGTTTGGTAAAACAGCTGATGATGTGGCAGGTAAAGGCAGCACGTTTGGCGCTAAAATGGCAGCAGCGGCAAGGGGTGTGGGAAGCCTTGCAGCCGATGCAGCTACGGCAGCCATTAAGGTTGGTCTGCTTGGCGGCGGTATGGCTGCTTTTGGCGTGGCGGCTATGGGTATTACCAAGAGCGTCGGAAAATTTGCGGAATTTGAAGTTGCCCTAAACCGGGTAGGAAACGTATCCAGTGAATCTTTAGAAAAAGTTAAACAAAAAATATTTGAACTTGATCCAGCCCTTGGAGGCGCTACCGAACTTACAAAAGGCTATTATCAGGTTATGAGCGCTGGCGTAACCGATTCCGTAAAATCGATGGACCTTCTGGTTACTGCGTCAAAGGCCGCTAAAGAAGCTAATCTTGAACAGGGCGAAGTCGTAAGGGGTATGGCCGCCCTTATGGGAGCTTATTCCGGAGAAATTGATAAAGCATCAATGGCAGCAGATACATTATATACCATTGAAAAACTTGGAATAACAAGTGTTGGTGAACTTATTCCCTATATCGGCAATCTTGCGAACCTATCCGCTTCAGCAGGTTTAAGTTTAGACGAAATGGCAGCCTCGCTTGCTCAGGTAACGGCATCCGGAGCAGGTACATCAATTGCAACTACGCAGCTTCAGGCGCTTTTAAAAGGGATGTTGGACCCATCAAAAGAACTTACAGAAGTATTCAAACAATATGGTGGGGTGCAAAAGGCTATTGCGGATCTTGGCTTTGCGGGGGTTTTGCAAAAAATCAAAGAAGCAGCTGGGGGAACGGCTGCGGGTTATCTTCAATTGTTTGGGCAAGCCGAAGCGGTTCAAGCGATTCTACAATTACAGAAAAATGATTTTGGGGATCTCAATACAAAACTTGGAGAGATGGAAAAAAAGACCGGTGCGGCGGAGTCCGCATGGGGAAGGTATAAAGAAACCTTATCCGCGATTTGGGACACATTTAAAAATAC